ACGGGCAGCGGGAAGACCATTGTCTTCGCTAACATCATTAAAAAGTTGTTCGACTACAATGAGGGGTGCCGTGTCTTAATCTTGGCGCATCGTCAAGAACTGATCACTCAAGCAAGAGACAAGCTAATATCGGTGTGGCCGTGCGCCCCCTGTGGAATTCTTGCTGCAAGCATCAAAGAGTTTGACTCACATGCACCGATCGTCATTGCGAGTCGGGATACGATTGCAAGCCAGAAGCGGCTAGAGCAAGCGGGGCATTTTGACTACATCATTGTCGATGAAGCCCATCATGTTGGACCTGACAAATCTAGTCGGTATCGAAAGATCTTTGAACATTTTGAGGTAACTCAATACTACGCACCCAGGATATTTGGCGTGACTGCTACGCCCTATCGGATGGGCCAAGGGTTCATCTACGGTCTTGATGATCATTTCTTTGGCGGCGTCTCTTACCAAGTGGGCATCCCGCAGTTGATCGAGGAAGGGTATCTGTGCCGATTGTCTGCGTTCAAGGTGGATGATCAAGCTGTCATTGATGCCTCAACTGCTAGAGTCAAATTCAAGGGTGGTGACTATCGAGAGTCGGATCTTGAGAAACTTGCAATGGAAGATCAAACCATGCTGGCAATCGTTGCTGACTGGGTTGATAAAGCGTACAGCAAAGGTCGTCTCAGTTCCGTGTTCTTCTGTGTCACCGTAGCGCACGCTAACAAGATGTGCATGTTCCTGAAGAATGCTGGCGTTGAGGCGGCTGTGATTACGGCAGAAACACCGTCAGAGATTCGGGAAAAGATCCTTGAAAACTTTGAGAATGGTGTGATCAACGCGCTTTGCAACGTGGCGGTGCTGACTGAAGGTTGGGATGCACCCCGGACAGACTGTATCGCACTACTTAGGCCCACCAAATCGCTTGGTCTGTATGTCCAGATCTGTGGTCGAGGTATGAGAACCTGGGGGGACAAGGAAAACTGCATGCTCCTTGACTATGGCGAGAACATGAACCGCCATGGTTGTATTGATAGAGCAAAGCCAAGTCGTCCTCCCAAGGAAGATGAGCAAAAGATATGGATATGTGATTCAGTCACATCAGCAGGGCATCTTTGTCTAGCTGTTAACGACTGGGTTGATAAGCAGTGCATTGAGTGTGGCGCCGATAAGCCCATAACAAGGGAAGGACCACCAGAAAGGAAAGAGCGAGAGGCAGCAACCGATCGTGTCGCAGCATTCGGTAATGTCTTGTCTGATGAGATTGATGATCCGATCGAAGAGCTCGAGAAAGTTAAAGAGGTCGAAACGATTTGGGCTGAAGTGCGAAGTTCTAAAGCAGGTAATAGTTATCTGGATGTGAAGTTCAAAGTCGTTGATGAGTATTGGCCACAGTCAATGCCCTTCATGATTGGTATGGGAGGCAAGGCTGGGACCTTAGCAATGAAGAAATGGCGAGCCGTCTCTGGTGATGCCTATGTGCCCACAGATATTCAAGAAGCCGAAGACCTAGTGAATGGTGGTAGCTTCGATCACATTAGAAAAATTGCAGTAAGAAAAGAGGGGAGGTATTGGAATGTCATCAGTGTCTATGTTTGACCAGATTGATAAGAAGCTCGAGGAAACCAACCGATCAAATCGTGGACATCTTGGCTTCAGCGTGATTGGTGATGAAGATGAACACAAACTGTGGATGAACTTCCATTGGTGTTTGCCTAGCACCTTCAGTGGAAGGATGCTGAGATTGTTTGACTTGGGCAATCGCATTGAAGATCAGGTCATTGAGAACATCAGGGACAGCGGTCTTTACGATGTGGCGTCTCACGATAGCGACGGTAATCAAGTGAGTGTGTCTGTGTTAGGTGGACACTATTCAGGATCTTGTGATGCGTTGCTCAAGAGAGTCTTGCCCCCACCAGACGATGAGCTTGTGCTTCTGTGCGAGATCAAAAGCGCCAATGATAAGAGGTTCAATCAGCTGAAGAAGCTGGGGTCCTATGAACTGTGGAGCGAAACTTACAAATGGCAGATCCACTGCTACATGGGAGGCCTTGGTCTGACCAAATGCATTGTGATCGTGGTCAATAAGAATAACAGCGAGGTGTACACCGAAGTCATAGATTACGATGAACAGATCTGGGAGAAGGCGCAGGAACGCGCTGAGAGGGTGATCACCAGTACCGAGCCCCCTAAGCATGGTAGGAAGTCAGAGAAGGACTACATGCTCAGAGGAGAGTCTAAGGCGTACATTGATATCTACACCCGGAGGCGATTTCCAGAGTCGGTCAACTGCCGTAACTGTGTCTTCTCCAAGCCATTGGTAAACACCCATGGCGCTACTTGGGTATGTACCCGCAGCGGCCAGTCCTTGGATCTCGACACCCAGCGTGCTGGATGCAATGACCACCTCTGGAATCCGAAACTTATTACGACGGCAACGCATATTCCAGAAGAGAGTAATGATGACGTGATTGCATACCAGTCAGGCGTAGTCACCTTCTATAACGCTACCGAGAAAGGGATGAAGGATGGTCCGTACTACAGCAGCGCGGAACTACGTGAATTTTCAAAGGTCCAGTTCGATGCAGATTTTATGAAGCTGGCTAGTGAGGTGAAGGCTGAGTTCCCGGGAAGCCAAGTGGACGTGAGAGATGGGCAGGTTGTGCCTTTCTAGATGCGGGGGTCTTTGACGATATTGATCTTCACGCCTGGGTACAGTGCCTCAACTAATTTCTTCTTGAGCGAGAACACCTGAGTGATCACACCCTTGGTATCTTCAATGACCCACTTGTCTTCTTTCTTGTATTTGAAGTCAGCGATATAGCTGCAGATCTTTTTTTCTTTGCCCTCCACTGTGAGGGCGCAAGGAAACTTCACTTGCGTTTGCAAGTCAGAGATCTCTCCACCCTCTTGGCGCTTCTTCAGGATATTGTATCGAGCCGCTTCAAGCTTGGAGTCAAAGACTATGCCGTCCACTTCTGTCTTAACGGCGAAGTACTTACCTTTCTTCTTCGCTCTTTTCGGGATCACGTTATGACGTTCCTAGCATTTTCCTTAACTCTAACTCTCTTAAAGCATCTGTGCCACGATTGAACAAAGAAGGCACTTCTGCTGGAGCAACTTCAGTTGGCTCTACAGATTGCACAGGGGCATCCTGAGGGGCAGGTTGGGCCGCAGGCTGAGGTTGAGGACTAGGTTGTGGTTGAGGCGCACGCTGTCTAAATAATTTACCTTGAAATCTTGCGTACTCTTTTGACATATCTGCCATATTGAATGGGTTAGAAAGCTTGTCTTGGTTTTCCTGCAAGGCAAAATTAATAGTCTCGTTGCTTGGGAAGAATGCTTTGAACCTACCTGCCATTACAAAATTAAGGTTAGGTGTCTTCGCCTCTTTTAAAGGTTTAACTATTTCTGAAGTAGAAAGACCCAGTGTTTTTGCATCTTCAACAGCGGTGTTTAAATCACGCAGTGCTTTGAACCTCTGCTCATTCGCTGAGATAAAAGCTTTAGTTATATCTTCTGCATCTCTGTTACCTCGAGTTTTTGCAACTTGGTTAAATATTCTAGCTGCTTCTCTAACCTCTCTTGCTGCCTCAAGACCTCGATAATATAAAGTTCTATTCAACCTGGGCTTTAAAGTCTTAACGCCAGTGAGCGCCTCTGCAAATTCTTGCGCCGGGTCAAGTTGATATCCTTGCCTACCAACAGTTTTTTCAGGATCTACTCCAAGCACTGCCCCGACCGCTTTCGGAAAATCCCCAGCTTGAAATGTCAGATATGCAGGGGCAGCAACATCCGCTTTAATATCAACTGGACTAACCCCAGGCATCAATCCATCAGCAAGATGAGCAAACCCTTTTGTGAACCTTAATCCTAGCGGGTCTGCCTCATTCCAAACATTGGACCCGAAACTAGTCTTGTTTCTAATTATATCAAACGTCTTTTCTGTAATGATTGATTCATCCATAAATGGCGCAAAGAACTCTGGGAGTGCACCGTTCGTTCCAAGCACAGAATCGTACGCTATCTCTGTAAGATCTTTTTCGGAAGTAATTCCGTTTGCGACTGCGTTGTACACAGCCTTGAATGGCCTAGCCATGTAGTCATATGGATTCGTGTAGGAGAAGTTATACAGGTCTGTGATTTTTCCATCTTTGTCTGTTGCTATTGGTATTAGCGTTGAATTCCTATCCCACTCATAAGCAGCTGATCTCTTGTACGCTTGCACTTGCTCGTTATCAGAACCAGTCAATAACAAACCAGATGTATACAAAGTTGCGGGGATACCTGCATTAACGGACATAAATCCAAGCAGCCTTTTCATCCCAATGGATCTTATTTCAGGCGATTCATTAGCAAGTTCTTTAACTGCTCTGCCTAATATGTTTCCTGATGTTCTAATTATTTCTGCAGGGAAGGCAATAAAGTTACCGAATGGCATTAATCTAAGCTGTCTAATTGCTTCAGGCACTCTTGCATAGTTTGGAACAGTATCTTTTACGATCGATGCAGCTTCCCTCTTTAAAGCTTTTTCAAAATCCTTAGGAGAAAGTTTACGGCTTATTGTTGTGCCAAAATCTGTATAGTTTTTTGCGTCTGACGTAGGTAGTGATGCATTAGGATTTTTTTTAAAAACATTTCTTAGCTTGTCAAGTTCTCGGCTATAACTAAATATTTTCCACACATCATCAGACCCTTGGTACAGTTTCCCAGCTAATGTGTTTTGAATATTTCTTGCGGAGTTAAACCCTTTTCTAAGAAGCCCAGGCATGTACTGTGTTGATTGAAGCGCATCACCTAGCAAGCTCTCAAGCTCGCCAATCTTTGTGTTGGTGTTAACAACTCCAAAATCAATCATCTCGTTATAGAATTCATCTATATCTGTTTTTGTCGGGCGGCTTTTTCCAAAGCTAGTCCGTTGGTTTCCTATGTTACTGAGGACAGTTGCGACTGCATCAACTAAATCGCCTGAACCCCCAACATTGCCATTGGCTATGGCATAAAATGCTGCTGTTGTTGCGTTTCTAATTTGAGTAATAGGGCTCAGAACAGTTTTTGCAATTTGTGAAATACCTTTTAGGCCAAGGAAGGTAGCGTAAAGAGGTATTGATCTAATACTGCTGAAATAATCAGGCAATTCTTCAAACGCTTCTTTGTATTCGTTTAAAATATATTTGCCAGCTAGGCTCCCATATTTTTCTCTTCCTTGAGGCGATATATTACCAAGGTTATCGGTGCCTATTTGTGAGTATGTCCCTATCTGGGCCCCAGGTGGTTTCTCATTAAATAAAAATTTATTCGCTGCAGGTACTCGATCATTGTATCTTGATAAGTTATCGAAGAAATTGTTCTTAGCTTGAATCTTCGATAGAACATCAACGGTATCAACCACCTTTGTTCTTAACCCTAATTCTTGTTCAGCGATATCTCTAGTTCTTATCCGCCCTGGGTTGACCCTACCAACTACTTCTTTTGCGCCTGTATACTCACCTAAGAAATCTCTAATCTCAGGAAGATTGTCTAGCTTTCTTCCTTTTAAAGGCCCTTGAGCTATACCGCTTAATGTTTTGGGATCAATTACTCCTTGAGGAGTCATCTTTGCATTAGCAAATCTTGCTTGAAGCATTTGGTTCAAAACATTTTCTGCTTTCTTAGGACTTAATGCTTTGTCTGCAGGTAGACCTTTTGTTGCTTGAACCAAAGCGTTAATGGCTATTGTTTCCTGATCTTTAGTTGGCGCATAAGTTGGATCTTTAAATGCGCGATACAACCGCACGCCATAGTACGTTTGATTATCTTCAATCATCTTGCTCATAGAAGACTTCAAAGAATCTTCTATAAAATTGTCGTCTACCATTTCTTTCATTGATTTGCTAAGTAAGTCTATTTCTTCTCTTATCTTTTGAGCAGGCCTGAAAAGACTTAATTGTTTTCTTCCAAACAATCCTCTTGGCATATTTTTAGAAATGATGTCATCTATTTCTTCTAGTTCATTTTTAGCGGCAAGCTGCACAGATTTTCTGTCTATCGTTTTAGAACCTCGAGCTATGGGCTCTCCAAACAAATAATCATTAACCGTGTTAAGTATTCTGCTTCGATCTTGGTTACTAAATAATCCAGCGTTCTTATTTACAAATCTCATAGTCTCATCAAGCTCAGAAACAGCTTGGCGAACTTTGTTATTGTGTGCAGACACCTCTGCAATTTGAGTCGCATGTAATTCTTTAACAAATCGATCAGGCATCTTGCCTTGGAAAGTAAGATACTCTCTTGCCTTTCTTTTCATTGATTGCATTTGCTGTTGAAAGAAAGTCGGATCTTCTAAATCTGGCTTTACACCAACATTATGAAAGGGGGTGTTTGGATCTTTGATGGCTTTAGCTGCAGCTTCAACCATGTCTGTTCCAGCAAGCGCCTCAGCGCCTTTGCCTATACTTGCGACACCGAGCCTAGCAATAGCTGGAACACCCAAGACGACAGCAGCGCCTTCTGCAGCAACTCTTAATCTGTTTGAGAGATTAGCTGCAGCTAGTTCTGCGCCTACCAAATCTTGGGTATCTGTCCTTTGAGTAGGACCGCCTTCAAAAAAGTCGCCAAGCGTTTCAACATCAGGGGTTGTTGCTGCTATATCTGCAGCACCAAATACGGCTACATCAGAGGGACTAAAACCTTTTGACTCAATAGCTTTTTTTGCCCTCAAAGCTCTTGAGGCTTTTACTGCTAATCCGCCAGGGGCAGCGAACTGAGTGATAAATCTAGCTGCTTCGCCTAATCCAGTGTGGGTGTCTGGTGTGTACTTATCAAAAAAACTTCTAAGTTCTTCTGCGCTTCCTTCCTCTGATCCGGTGATAGCATCAAATGCTTCTAATGGAAGTGTTGAGATACCCTCAACCGCGCCGACCAAACCAGCGCCAACGCCTCTTACAATATCCCCTACAGCAGAAACATCCTCTGGCCCAAGCTGCGCTCCTCTTGCGATAAAAGGATTATCTTTTGCCCAGTTTGCTGCAACACGTTTTGCAACTTCAATATCGTCAGTAGGTACGTCAATACTTCTTCCATCAGGCAGTTGAATTATCATCTTTAATTCGCCTAAGAGTACCTTTCCATTTCTTCCGTTGTTATGGAGGGGATATCCGATGCCACTGAAGTTTGCCCCTCTGAAGCAGCGATAATATTATCTACCTCTGCAAATATCTCTTCTTGAGTTTTTGGCCGTTGACTTCCATCTTCTAGATCAACAAAATTTCTTGATGGATCACCAGCTATTACTTTAAACAAACTCAACCTGTCTGACCTGAGTTTCGCGCCTGGATCTCTACCCATTAGCAAGTTTATTAAGTCTTCTGGGCTTGATTCTGGCATTAGTTCTTGAAGGGCGGCTAAGTTACTTTGTAACGCCGTATCATCTTTTTGAAGCCTATCGTATTCCTCACCTGCAAGAACGAGATCACTTGCAAGATTCCTTGGAACAAATCCCTCACTTGGTTGCGCGGCTTTAGCAAATTGATAAGCAAGCTTGTCACTGCTAAGGCCCTCTAATAGTTTTTGAATACCACTTCTTTCATCTGCGCGGTCATCCTCATCTACTATCAATTGACTCTCAGGTGTAACAACCACTGAATCAATGGGGACGGGGGCATCTGGTTTATCTGTTAAGGCAGCAACCAAACCTTCTTCAGTAATTGGTTTATTTTCTTCTATAGATGCCCTTAAAGAATCAGAATAGGGTACTGGTTCAAAATCTTCTGTCTCCTCTCCCGGCTCAGACATGCCTAAAGCTCTGCCAACCCTGCTCGTTGAAAACTCATCGTATAATTGCCCTATCCCTCTAAATGGGAGAGCTACAAGATCTGCTGCCGTTGCAGTGGGTAGTAGAACAGAATCACCTATTTGAGACAGTCCTCTTCGATCATTAATCACATCTATGTATTGCTGACGTACTGCAGGATCTAAACTTTGAAACTTCTCTGCAGTCATTCCTATATTTTCTAGTTCTTCTGCAGTAGGGGTTCCAGATACAAGGCTTGCTTCTGGCAGATTCTCAATGCCTCCACCTCCTTGCTCTTCCTCCGCTTGGGAGATCTGTTGTAGGTCTGCTGCTTGTGCTTCTCCAGGTAAAAGTAATCTACCTGTTTGACCTCGAGCAAAAGTTTTACCCCTTGTATCTCCAGCCGCAAGCCTAATGGCTTGTTCAATTTTTTCGGTAACCTTTTTACCTTTGAAGCCCATGTTTGCAAGCTTTGCTGCTATCGCTCCAGGCGCTCCCACTCCAGTTGCCATGAGTCCAGCGGTTGCAGTTGCAAGCGCCACGTCAGCTGGATCATCTGGGTCAACTATAAAAAAATCAGTTAAGTCTCTAAGATTTAATCCTTGTCCTTCTGGCGTTTTCTCAAGAGTGAAAAAATCGCTCATGGTGCCATCGTCACCGACAACCATATCTTTTATGACCCCCGGAAGTACGGAGGCGTAATCCATAAAGCCTAGTTCTTCAGCCTCACCGCCATTTGCATAGCCTTGAACAGGAGCCACACCTGCCATGATTCCCATGCCTTCTCTTTGCATGGGAGTTTGGAACATAGGTCTTTGCATAACTGGATTTTTCATCATGCCTCCTTCATTCATGGCATTCGCCTCAGATAACGCAATGGCTATCGCTTGCTTAGGGTTTGTGACTTTCTGCCCAGACCCACCAGATTTGAGAGAGCCGCGCTTAAACTCTCCCATCACTTTGTCTATCTTCTTTTGCCGCTTGCTCAAAATGAATTTTTTTTGTTACTAGGTAAAGCCAGGGCCCGTTTCTACAAACTCAAGGTGAACTGTCAGACCTCGCGGCCCTGAACCTGACCTCCCGCCCTATTAGAAGTGGTAGCTGAACCGCCACTGCCAAATGTTCCGCCCATATCTTTATACAGGTTAAGGCTACTAGTGAGAGCATTACCGACGTTTGCTGCTGTTGACGGCTGTTGATAAGCACCCAATCCAACTTGTTGCGTTCCGACACTACTGCCGAATTGTGGCAAGAACTGAGACCCTTGGCCAAGAAGCTGCATGCCTCTCTGCAATCTCATGAAAGGTTCATCTGCCATCTGAGTTGCTGCAAGGTATCTTGCATCAAGTCCTGATTGATCTATGCCTCGACCTACGCCGCCTAGTTGACCAAGTGTGCCTATTTGCCGCGACAGCATGTCTTGGCCTTGTCTGCCTAGCCCTGCAATACCAGCCGCTGATGCGCGAGCCCCTTGTTGCCCAGCTTGGTATGCACTTAACGCATCGCCAAATGCACCACGGGTTAATCCGCTAAGACCAGCTGCAGCACCTGCCGTTCTACCCATCTGCTGGCCAAATACATCTGCTCCGAGTTGTTGTCCTGACAAGCCCAACTGAGCCATCCTTTCTGCAACTCCTGCTTCTTGGCCAAGTAAGGAACCTATGCCTTGCTGTCCAGCGAGCCCCAGTTGGCCACCTTCAAGCGCCCCTGCTTGTGCAAGTTGTTCTGCACTAAGCCCCAACTGACCAGCTTGTCCTGCAGCAGATATACCTGTTTGTGCACCTGCCTGACCTAATGACCCAGTCAACTGAGCCGCTTGTTGCCTTCGCGCTTGTGCTTGCTCAAATGCAGACTGTGCTTGTTGTGCAGCCTGTTGAAACCCTTGCGATCGAAGTTCTGCTCCAGTCTTGGCTTGTTGCTGCAATACATTCCTACCAATCTCTGCTTCTTGTATTGCGCCTCGAGAACCACCAAAAGCCCCCGCTCTTACCTGTTGAGCTCGAGCATCTGACTTCTGTTTTTCGCCCAACCTAGCAATCTCTGCTTGTTGAGCATCAATAACTTCTTGAGTGAACGGGTCTTGGAATCGACTGATGCCTGATGGATCAAACCCTTCGCCTGTGCCTGCAAGTCCAGCAATCCCTCGTTCAGCAGCAGAACGCCCCATCCTTCCAGCGTCCCTTAAATCTCTGCCTGCCATGCCTACTTGTCTTCGCGCTCTTTCTGCTGCTTCTGCAGCACCTG